CTTCTTGTTGATATAAACTGTACACATTAACGGGAACGCTGTTTTAGTTCCTGGGGGAGGTTGTAGAATCCATTGATCGGCAGCGGCACCATGTTGACTGATTACTTTTTGTACCTTAGATATGTCTGCTTTATTCAGCTTTAATTTAGGAACGCTAGGCATTGCTGCCGGTACAATAGCAACATCTCCGCTATTCTTTAGTTGACCTATTGTTCCATTCAATAACTGTGCATATTGCACATTGTCAGCTTCAGGTGGAATATATTGATGTACCGCAATGCCACCTACTTTTCCAGCAATCAATTTACCAATGTCACTGTTTGCTTCAATAGTATATGCAATGCCATTAGGGTTAGCTTTGAATTTATACAAACCACCTTCATCTTTTAATGGTTGACTGAATAACAAATCTCCCCAATAGAAGCCTTTACCTGAATATGATTTCTGTAGTCCTGGCCAGATTCTTGCAATGATATTAACTAGATCACCACGTTCAATACCCCGTGCTTGGTCGTATGCGGCAAAGGCTTGTGGGCTAGTAACATGACCTGATCCGTCTTTTTTATTAAACATATGTTTGTCACATACTATAAACTTACCATCCATCCCTGTACCAAAAATCAATGCAGGATACCCGTCCCATTTAATAGTAATAGCATTGGGTTGTTTTACTGTTTCTACAATAGCTTGTAGCCCGCGGCTAGCTCCAGCACTTCCAGATTGAAATACTAAATCTTCAGGGTGCTCAACATGTGCTTTAGTTAAGTCACCGTCTTCAACTATGGTGTTGATGGCACTGATCTTATTACTTAATTCTCTTAATGATTCAGAGAAATTCATTATATTTTACCTTGCTTTTTCATCATTGCTATCATTTTAGCATCAGCCGGATTATTAGGATCTAATGTTTGTCCACCAATCTTGATTGGTTGGACAGGGCCTTGCGGGGCAGGCTGCGGTGTTGAAGTAGGTTTAGTTAGTTGAGAAGTCATTTGACCAAATGGGTTTGCTGCCGGTTGTGTTGTAGGTTGTGCAGTTGCAATCGGGGTTTGTTGTGTCGCCGGCGTAGTTGGTGCGGCTGTTGGTTGAGTTGCGTATTTTTGATTAGGATTATTTGGCTTTGCTGTATGAACAGTAGATGCTGTTCCCGATGGGTCGGGATTTGACAATGTTTTAGCCATTTGCCCCATTACTCCGGCTGATACTGAGTTTGCCGCGTTTGCTTTTATGGTCGATCCTAAATTATTATATTTTCCAATGGCTGCCATTGACGTAGCGATAGCCTTTTTATTATTTGACGCAACCGCAGAATCCAATGCAGTTTGTTGTTCTCCGGCACTCCATTTATTTTGTGCGAGATATTTATCAACCCAAGTCTTTACGTCAAATGGTTCACCTCTTAGTCCAGTTGATGTTTGTTCTGCTGTTGCCATATCTTTAAGAAACTTATCCATAAAGATTCTATCAGTAGCGTTGGCAATTTTTCCTTTTGTTGTAAAACGATTTAAAAACTTTTTTGGAGCTGATGCAATGCTCTGTCCTACATTCTGAGCTGTATTAGAAATTTTCTGAGCTACTGCGTCGGTAGCATTTTGTCCAGTAGAGTACGCTTTTTGTGCAATTGTATTCATCATTGATGGTTGGGGGGCTGCAGGTTCCGGAGTCGGTGTCGTTGCTTGATTTAACGCATTCCAATCAGTTCCAGAAGATGCTGGCTGCGCCTGCTGAGTTGTCGATGGCATATTTGCCTGAGGAGTCATATATGGGTTAGGGCGAGTAGCTACTGATGCGGGTGCGCTAGTTCCAGTAGACGCTGTTGGTTGTACCGCAGGAGCAGTTGTTTTTTGAGCATTGGCATTTCGCCTTAACGCATTCATACTAGCCTGCTTACGGCGACTAGCTTTACCCTCATTGAATATAAATTCACTCGCTCTCATTATCATTCTTTCTCAAACTTTTTGAGAATCTACCTTGGTCACGTGCTTTTATAGCACTTAGCAATTTTCTTTCCAAAATTTGAGCTTTTTCGGAATCATAATGTTTGTTAATCATTTCTAATAGATTAATAGCACTTGTAATGATATTATGGGCACGGCTTTCTATAACATGTTTAGTGTCACGATTTTGACCGAGGGCCTCTAATTCTTCCAACAGGCTACGAGTTTTTCTTTGCATATAAGTATAGATCCTACTTAGTATTTATCTAATTATTGGAGATTCTTACGAATGTCTCGTAGCATTCCTTTTAATCTACTACCCTGCACATCTGCAACTACTGTTTTAGTATCTGTTCCACCCATAGATTCCTCATCAGAAACTACATTAGAGCTGGTTTTTAACTGACTCATAATGTTATTTGCGCTAGGTTGTGGATTATTGGGTCTATAGCTAGTTGCACCTTCTCCATCTTCTCCGCCCTCATCACTGATACGCATAGTTTCAATATTATACTCTAAATCAATCTTCATTCCTACACCAGTAGAACTACGACTTTTCATACATTGAATTTGATACTTACCACGCTCACGCATACTGCGATTAGTAAAGATACCAAACACGTTATCTGCTGTGTTAATCTTACTGATACCACCAGCAATGTGACTATGGTCAAATTCAATTTCATCAACTGCACTACGATTTAACTGTGAGGCAGTGACTAATAAAATACCCATCTCTTTAGCTAAATTACGCAGTTCTTCAGCAACATACTTGTCTTTGATAAACTGGTCGTTAGGGTTAACTTTAACAGATACAGGCATAACCAAATCTAAGTAATCAACCATAACAAAGTCAATCTTAATTCCTGTTTGAATTTGTACTTCTTTCAAGTAAGCACGAATATCATTTACATTACTTTGTGCAGGCAAACCCTTAACACGATACTTACCGGACTTTTTACCAACCATCTTAACACGTAGTTCAGTAGTGTCAATGTCTTTACGAATGTCCTTTGTACCCATACTTGTTAACATAGCATCAGTACGCAGTGATGTTAGTTCTTCTGAAAGTTCTAGTGTAATATAAACACCACTCATTCCTGTTTGAATCCAGTTCAATGCTAGGTTCATCATAACCAATGATTTACCTGAACCAGAACCACCAGCAAAGATGTTCAATTCACCTCGACTCATGCCACCATATAAGATACGATCCATCTGTGGCCAGCCAGTCGAAACTTGCCCGCCATTATTAAAGTACTTGTTGATACGACCTTTAGGGTCAGCAAAGTAGTCAGTACCCATGTCTTTTTGTAAACTGATTTGCACTGCATCTTTAATCAATTTTTCAACAGGACTAAAGTCGCCCTTCTCCAACAAATCAGCTGCCTTTAGAATAGCACGTTCTAATTCTTGTCGCTTAGTGAACGATTCAAATTCATCAAAGAACCATTCATAATGTCCCTCAGTCATTTCAGGAATAGTATCAATTTCTATACCTGTCATTGCCTTAATTTGTGTAGTATCCGGTAATATTTTATACTTGTCAGTATGCTCTTTGTACATCTCTGCAACCGGTCTCAGTGAACGATCAAAGTTCTCCGAGTTCATAATATTCATAACACGTGTATAAAGCTCCGCGTTGGTAATCATCATGCGCAAGAATAATTTTTGCACATCAACAGTATAGTCTAACTGTTTTTTAGAATCCGTTTGCTTTGCCAATTTTCTTCCTCTGTAATTCTAGTTTTATCTTGCTCATTGTAGCACTTTGTAGTATGCTAAGTAAAGTGTGTAACTTACCATATTTTTTAACTGCGTCATTAACGTCTTTGATTCCCGGTTCCCAGTCGGGCAAACTAACTGAGTAGCCTAATTCTAGTGCTCGGTCTATAAGTTTGAAACCTGTACTATCAAAATCAGGAACAACAATTACCTTACGATTGAGTTGCGCTATTAGTTTAGCTTGTTCGGTACTTATGTCATCATGCATTACAGCTAGACCATCAATACTTAATGCATCAAATATTCCTTCTGTTACGATGCACACTTGCCAATCACTTTTTTGTTTATCTAAATTAAATACAAACCCCTGAGGCTGATTGTTTAAATATTTTGGTAGTTTGTCATCCAAGAATCTACTAGTGTTACCTACTATCTTTCCTTTGAATGTATAGGGTACAATTATTCTAAACTGATTTCTGCCTTTATCATCAGGAGTAACCGTGAATGAATATTTAGTAGTATCTATTTTACGTTTATTTAAATAGTCAACGTATATCTTATGTCTAGGATTAGATGGATCTAGAATCTCTCCGTTAGGTAAAGGTCTAGATTTAAAATTTATTATATGTTCGTGTTTTTTTTCTTCTACAATTAAGTCTAGTAAGTCTTTTTGTTGTAAACTTTCAAGACTCCATCGTTGAACTTGTTCACTATCTGCGCCACACCAAATTAAAAATTGTCTTGTTCTGGGATCGATAACTTTGCCTAACGTAAAGCCACAACTAAAATTGCAATTAAAACAATGAACAACCCAATTAGTATTGCCATCAAATTTAATACCTCCCCTTCCCCTGCGATCAGGACTATGACCTCTGGGTCCACAACAAATGGCATTAAAACTAGTCCAGCCACTACTAGTCTGTTTCTTTTTACCGGGAATTAGAGAAAGTATATCAAACATCTGTGTTATAATAACACAATTGTCATACAAAAGCAATAGTCTTGGTGAATTATCTGAATAATATCTTACCGATTGTGCCGCCCGAACTAGCAAACTCAACACGCAAGAATACGTGGCAACCGTCTATGTTATAATAATCATTATCACTGTAATCATTATATTCAACCGGTTCAGTGATATCATACCACTCACCCGTGACACCGGTTACTGAACCCTGAATTTTGCTAGTGCCAATATATCCGTTATAACCAATCTGTATGGTATAGTTACTAGATCCTTTACTTACACATGGCTCACTGTAGTAAGTTACCGGTATTTCAATTGTAGGTGCGTCATGAGGTAGCAAGCCCAATGAGGATGATTTAACATATTTAGGGAATGTACTGTCTAATACATCAATCACTCCCCTGCCACCCGAATTGTCATCAACAAATACAGGGAACTCAAATGTATTTTCAGGAATCGTTAGTGAATAGTAGCACAATGCTGTATCCATTCCTAATGTTTCATTCATGGTTACTTCCAATGTAGCAAGACCAGTCAACGGTAATAGGGGAGTTAATGCTTTTTGTAACAGTACTGTAGAACCGTCATAACTCATTAACCTGCATGTCAACGTTTTACCCGTGATATTGACAGGTTTTTGGTCCTGATTGAGAAATTGGAATTGAAGTTTATTATCAACTCCCTTATGGATTTTTAGGTTTTTAGAATACACGGTTTGATATCTCCTGTTGGATGCTCCCGAGTACAAAACTACAGTTTGTCTTGGGATAAAGTAATTTACTGATGTACTGTACACAAAGTGGCTCCTTTACTATATTTAGTTAAAAAATAATATAATGGTTAACCAAATCTGATAAATATCCATAGACAACAAAAACAATGATTCCAAACGAATTCTTCAACAAATTAACACAAAACCATCCGTTCATCACCGTCTGTTCCTACGCAGGCCAAGATTACGTGGGTATAGTTCAAAACAGGGATGATATTGTCACCACTATTTATGACTATGGATCAATCATAGATCAGGTAATGCGTGATAGGTTTTTAGAATTAGGGGATGTATGGTGGTGGGAATCTAACAGGCTTGTCCCTATCAATATGTTTTTAAAAGATGATTGGGCTATGTTCAGACCCTATTTAAGAACTTTTAATAACAAAAGTCTCACAGTAGTTCACGGCCCAATATGTAGCATGTTAGAACTAGCAAAGCGCAAGAGCAAGCGCAAATCAATTACTTTAGTCAAGCGTATTCTCTGATTCCACTAACAAGTTCATATGAACTGCTACAAGATGAGCATAAGAAATACTATGTGACTTCTTAAACGTGTACCCGTCAGCATCTTTATCCCATACCGTTTTAGCAACTTCTTTCCAAGATAGACCAATCAAATGTTTTTTAGCAGGGCGAATTACAGCTAGAAACATTGCTAGTCTAGGAATACTATCAATAGGTTCAGGCATCTTTTTCATGCTCAAATAATGATTACTCAAGTGAATCAATTTCTCAACAAAAACTTTATCATTTAATTTAGACCAGTCGGGGTCACGCATTAAACTTATCAAATGTTGTTCATCACGTATCTTATCATACACATGTACATTTAAAAAATCTAATTTAATATATCCACGTTGTTCTGCCACTGTATAATCAAGTGTAGACATTTCGTTAATAGCATCATATGGAATATCAGTCACATATATACCCGTTGAATGTTTACGCATAGGTTTAACATTGCGCATTGAAGCCGGGATGTGATTAATATGTTGTAGGATATTGTCTCTGTTACCAAAGTCAATATCAATATCGCTATTGAATTTCATCTGGTTACCAATTCTGCTTTAATCAATTTCATATATGCTTGTTGCACCACAACAGCCTGTCTTTCTGCATCTTCTACTGCTTTATGACTTGTTACGTGTCCATCTGATTTAAGTTTAACACCGGTGATATCGTATATAGTTCTTGTATCTCTGATATTCCAGAAGTTCCAAGGAGGCAATTGTTTAAAGTTTCTCCATGCACTCTCCATTACAACAATATCAAAACTTGCACCGTTGCTCCATACATGACCATTATTATAACGCCAGCACCACTTATAAAGTGTATCCATACACTCTTTGAATGATACCCTATCTCTATCACCCAATGCTTCTTCTTGTGCTGCCTCACTTTGAGTACTCCACCAACGCAATGTGTCTTCGTTGATAGTGCGATTGTACAACTCAGTTTGATCTTCAATTGTAGGACGCAATTCTAATCGTTCAATGATGCCTACACCTTTAGGATCAAATAATACGGCACCAATGGTAAGTATCACACAGTCAGGTCCTGTATCTAAACTTTCAATATCAATCATTATATCAGCCATGTTATACTTTCCACAATTCGTACATAGTTTTAAATTTGTCATCCCACAATACTATTGTAACATTTCCTGAGGTTAAAAGAAAGTCCCAGCCCATACCTCTTTCCCCGAAATTACGTCTACACCACTTAACAATGACGCTAGGGTCTTCTTTCTTCTTCTTACAATCATATACATATTGAACCTTGTTGCCTCGACTCATGTAGGTACGGTCTATTACTTCATAGTTGATTTGATCTTCTCTGACTGGTAACGGTACAAAGGTACCAGTGTTTTTTGTCATTGCCATCTTAATATGAACCATTCAGCATCACATGTTTTTTCAAAAGCATATCTTACACCAAAGTTTATAAATTTCCCTGTACAGTTATTATGGCACCATTCAACCACATCTACTGAATGGTAGCGACTACTAAACCCCGGTAGTTCTACTTTTGTCCATTCTAACATGTCAACCATTACATCGTAATCCATTTCTTTTCGCATATCTTCTGCCAGCTTATCTATTATTTCATCTACGACCATCTTATTAGAAACCATTCTAAATCTTTCTTATCTCTGAACCAAAACTTACGATTGTTCATATACCAACGACCATGCGGTTCCCATACACCATACATAGGTGGGCAACCGAATGTTTTAACGCACCAATCTTCTAGTTCAAACATCCATTTACTAGGTTCAACCGTATAGTATTTTTCATCAAACACAGTACCTTCTGATAACTCCAGTATCATCCCCACCTCAACATAAAATAACTTGCATTACTATCATTATAAAAAGTAAAGATACAATGTCGCTCTGTTTCCGGGTCCCAATTATTTCCACCAAAGTTATCATACACTGGCTTATGATACTCAAAATCAAAATCAACTCCGGTAGCCCATCCCATTTCTCTTAATTCGGCTACTATATCTAATAACTTATATACATCGATTTCATTAAGTCTCACACTAACCATTTCATCCCCATCTTAACTCAAAATGGATAGCATCACGTTCATCTTTAAAATAAAAGTCCATGTAATCGTCGGCGGGACGAGTGGTAAATCTCTCGTCGGGTAATCCATACTGTTCTATTGCCCATGCGCAAGCCATATTCCAGTCATTTCTTGACCACGGTATACGAACTCTAGTACCCGCCTGCACTTAACAACTCTTTAATTTGTTTAACCACTTCACTATCACGTTTAAATTTAATAGCCCATTGTTCTGGATTTATGTAATCAATAATCATTTTAACATGATCCGAATTTAAAGTATCTAAGAAACGGGTACCGCTGTCGCTTTGATACAACATCCATGGACTTATCTTACCTGTAGTGATAGCATAGCATATTTTATTAACGTTACCATAGCGTAACAGATCACGTGGTTGAATGTTTGCTTCTTTAGCCATTTCTATACAATGTTCAATACCACGATGTATAGCATCAAACGGATCCTCTTTACGAAGGTAATCTTGTAAAAAGGCAGTATAATTAGAATCAGTACTCCAATTGTCTAACTTGATGTTTTCTTTAAGAAGCCAATCAACATATCTACTAACATTAACTACATTAACATCCCCGCAATAGTTACCAAACTTTACAAAAGCCGTGTAGTATGCACTTTTAATAAATTCTTGATATGTCTTGTTTTTTGTGCGGCTCATGCTGTTCTTTGCATAGAACTGCAACCAACTTTGGAACCCCAATCGATTACCTTTAATCTCACGATTCAACCATCGTTGTTTTTGTTCGCATATGTGACTAAGTAATGTCCGTTCTCTTACAAATTCACGATTACAAAACTCACAACTATGCTTCGGCTCAACTGTTGCCGCTGTCTTTTTCATATTGTCGGATCTCATCATCTGTTACTATTTCCGATAACGTTTCTATGTCAGCTTGTTTTAAATTAGGATACTTGCTTGCTAGATATACTTTTTTCTTGTGGCTAGTTACAAAAGCCTCGCTAATAGCATATAGATTAGCCTCGCTTGCTTTGGGATAAATCTTACCAAAGTATTCACGCACATCTTTTTCTTTAGGAGTTTCTTTAAGCTGTGTTACTTTACTAGACAAGTGGGGTAGCCATTGATGAAACTGTTTTCCCATACCCGGGCTTGCCGCACATAACATCTGCCATTGTAGTTTAGGATGCTTACTAACATATTCATTAAATAAATGTTTGTTTGCATGATATTCTGTACTGGCTAGATAATAGCTTTGAAGATCACCGCTAGCCTTGATAGCACTCATCCAATGAGTCATCATGTAGGGAACAAACTTCTTTTGTTGTTCATCTGTTAGCCTATCAATATATTCATAATCTTTTTTATCCAATGCGGCTAACGCATTGAACAAATCAAAGTCCATGTTCTCAAATTTTTCTTCTTTAGGTACTGTTGCTTTTTTAGTTGCCATTAGAATGCCTGTGAGTAGTCTACGATCTCGCAGTTTCTGCTAATCTCTTTTACAAAATATACACAGCGGGGTTTTTCAGTATCATCAATTGGTACACATAAAAATTGTCCGTTCTTTAATCGAGGTGCATACCATGTTACATCATGGTATATGTCTACAATCTCAATATCCTGAAAGCTGGGTCTGAATGCACTTAGTGGATTGAACTCATATGCCTTAAATCCTCTATCATTGATACTAGTCAACGGTAATGTTTCCAAGTCTCCCATATCAGGCTCACCAATTAATATCTGCCAATCTACTGGCATCTTTACTGTTCTGTTACCAATCTTTAGTACTAGTGCTGGACTATTAAATGATTCTAAAAAGATCAGTGGTATATAATGATAGTCTACGTTTTGGGGGTTGCTATTATCTAGTATAGCAAAACGTAAATCATCTACCTCATCGGGTAATGTTTCAAGGTTGTAAAAGGTATCGTCAAGTGTAAGTATTCTCATATTGTTATTGTATCATTTATATTTAATTTTTTCAACATCGAACGGGTAGTTGGCTTCTTTATAAAAGGTTTTACGTTGTGTTAAATGTCTTTTGGCAAACTTACAGCTACTAGTGATATCCCAAATATTCACAAAGTCCTTGTCTTCTGCTTTACGAATGCCTCGCCCGATGCTCTGAATCACTCGGACAAAACTCTTACCTGGTTCAATCAATACTACATTAAAGATCCTAGGGATATTGATACCAACTGCGGCTACACCATATGTCGCAATAATGATTTTGTTTGTTGCCGTAGCAATATCATCATATTGTTCTGTCCTATCAGTTGCCTTTGTACCACCTGAAACAAACGCAACAGCATCTTCGGGTATGCCCAGTTGTTCTAACTTAAGATGTAGTATTTTACCGGCTTCAATTCTATCTACCAAGACTAATGTGTTACCGGTATCTTTAATTGTAAAGATACGTTTAGCGATACAATCCATACGTTCGCCATTTTCAACTAGATACTTAAGTTCAGTTTGATAGTTAGGAAACTCAACCGAATCTTGTAGTTGTAGAATATTCACATGACAATTACTCAACACACCCTGATCTTGTAACTCACTTGCTGATAATTTACCAATGACCGGTCCTAGACTAACAGTCAATGACATTGATTCAAATTTAGCTTTAGGGATAGTACCAGTTAGTCCCCAACGTAATGGTATATGACTCATAACTCCAGTTAGTAGTGTTTTTAATACATCCGCTTTTGCTTGATGAACTTCATCAACGATAACACAGACTACACCTTCAAGGAAATCGCCTATACCAACTTCAGCTTCACCCGACTTAGTGTTCTTAAGCATATTGCCAAGAGATTGCCAAGTACAGATAGTATGTGTCTTGTTAAATTCTTTACGTCCACCGTAGTATACACCAACGTCAAGACCCAAGTTAATATAGTCTGCTTCTGTCTGTGTCACTAAACTTGTATTAGGTACAATAACGATACTACGACCATACTGTTCCATACTGTAACTAAGTGCGGCAGTAATTAGTGTCTTGCCTGCACCAGTAGCAATTTCTTGTAATGATTGCGGATTCTTAAGATAGTTATTAATAATCTCAATTTGATAGTCTCGCAATACAACTGGTTCTCCCGCTTTAGGATGTTTTGCCGGCCATACTTTATGTTTAAAAGTTTGCTCTGTTACTTCGGAAAAAGAAAATGAAGTTTGGTAAGTGCGTACATCTTCTAGTTCAATGTCATATCCTACATTTTCTAATACAGGAAGAATCTCAGGTAACAGATTAATATAACTTGAGCCACCCAAACTAAAGTAACTGGTTTTTCCATTCCACCTACCTAATCGGACACTTGGTAAATACCTTGCACCAGGCACTTCAAATTCGAAAAGTTTCATTAGAGCTTTACGCTCTCCCAATTCTAATCCTTCGATTTTTACATTCACTTCGTCTTTGACGATTATTTTACATTGTTTCATTTGTACTCTATATAAATTTCGCTACTATTTACCATTTGAATTGCCTTTGCTATATGTTTCATGGAACTATTAACATTGAAGGAACTCATGTTGATTTTAACTGGCATCTCACATTTACTTAAATCAACCACATGATTTTTTGATAAATTATCTGTTTTGCTTTTTAATACACGATGAGGTATATTGTTTGCTTTTAGTAAATTAGCTAATTCCATAACAAGACTTTTGTTTGTCCCAAACCATTGAGTTAGTAATACCATATCCGTATTAATATGCTGTAAATTATCAACCAACCGATTAACGTCTGTAACTTCTATTTTAGGATTAGGATCTAATGCAAATATAAGCCTATTCATCACTTCATCAGTACCACCTAATTCATCATGTATGTCACTTATCAATGACGGGTCGATTCTAATTCCCATCCAACTTAATTTTGCAAGAGTATGATATTCTGTGTTTAATGGTAGATGTTCAATTGCCTTCATCAGTGATGCATTAGCCGCTACTATATAGAGATTACCATTGATCCGCACAAGTGTAGGATTCCAGTAACGCACTGGTTCATATTCCCGTACAGTAGCTATTGCCTGTTGTATGATGGGGCAATAGTTTACTTTATCATAATGCTCATTAACAACTTCCAATACCTGTTTTAATGTATATTCTGATAGGACGGTAGACCACATTTTATTTTCACGATCCCACATCATATATTCCAATTGCTTTAGTTCCTTTACAAAATCCTTTTTATATGGACTGTGAACAATCAATGTAACATCATCCATAACAGAAATATGAGCTTCAGTATAGATTGGCGAACTTTCAATAGGAGGCGTAGTCCAATATAAATTTATTAGTTCCGTGCTATCCAGTTCTGCCTTGGCCAATTGCCGATGATACCTAAGAATGATTTTGTCTAGTAATGCAGATTGATTTGTAGTAACTGATTTACCGGAAGTAATATTAAGATTCAACAGATTATTTACAAACCGTTTATCATAGGTGCCCAGGCTTATGTACTTTGATAGATAATCTACCAATTGTTCTTTAGTATTAGGCTTTTTTGTCATCGTTCATTATATACTTATTCATACAGAATTGCAATAGTTAGTGGCAAAAAAAGGGGACCGAAGTCCCCTAAAAATCAACTTAAGAAAGAAACAATGAAAAAACTTTATCGAAACGGACTTATTGACATTGCCGTTACGCACACTGCAGGGGTTAACCTTTCATGCAAGTTGCCTTAGCAAGTTCGCGCCAGTTAGCACTAATCTTAACCAAATCAGCAACCTTCAAACACATACGCAAGGACACTTCACGCAATTTAGTATGATTGTCCCAAATGAATGACATGATTTCATCAGTTTGCACTTGAGTAAAATCATAGTCAGCAAACAAACCACCGTCAGCGTCACGATGCACTTGCTTGATACGCAACATTTTGTCACGCTCAGTATCAACTGTCAGGTCCAGAAAGTGACAACGACTTTGCAATGCATCCAAGTGAGGTTGCATTTTGCTTGCTTTCTTGTTATCGAAAGTTTTGTTTGTAATGAAGATAATAGAACCGTTGAAATTGAAACTGTTAGGGATACCTTCTTCACGCAAAATACGTGAATCTTTGTTCCACGAAATTCTACGTGTCTTACCTGAATCAAGCGCACCTTTCAGT